CGCCGAACGGCTCGGAGACGACCAAGAGCTACACCATCGACTCCATCTACACCCCGGTGCGATTCACCGGGCGGCAGGTCGAGATGCAGATCACGGGCGCGTCTCCGGCCACGGACTGGCGCGTCGGCACGATGCGGCTCGATGCCGTGGCGGGGGGAGAGCGATGAAAGAGGTCGAGGGCATCGAGCACATCGCGCCATTCCGCGAGCTTATTGAGCGCGCGCTGGCCGAAGGCTATGGGCAGATGAACTACACCGACGTGCTCGATGGCATCGCGCGCGGCGAGTACCAGTTCTGGGCGTCGAAGGATTCGTGCGTGGTCTCGACCATCGACGTCTTTCCGCGCATCAAGCAGCTCACCGTCATCATCGGCGCGGGCGACCTGCGCGAGATCGACGACGTGATACGCCCGGTCATCGAGGCATGGGCGCGGCGCATCGGCTGCGACACGATGCTGATCATGGGACGCCCCGGCTGGCAGCGGGCGCTTGAGGGTTACAGACGCACCGCCGTGGTGCTCGAGAAAAAGCTATGAGCAACCTGTTCAAGTCCAAGAAGACTGAGAAGTCCACCACCGAGATCGACCCGAGGATCTACGACAGCGTGCTGCGGAACCTGCAGTTCGCCGAGCAGGTCGCGGCGATCCCGTATCAGCCCTATACCGGCCTCATGGTCGCGCCGTTCACGCGCGACTACATGGCCGGCGAGGCTGCGACGCGACGCATCGCCCAGGAGGGCGGCTTCGTCCCCGAGGTGGAGGCGGCGGCGCGCAGCGCGCAGGGCCTGATGGGCTTCCAGCCTGAGCGTGTTGGCGCGGAGCGTGTTGGCACGCAATTCATGCCAGAGCGTGTTGGCGCAGAGCGCGTAAGCACGCAATTTGGCGTTGGCCCCATGAGTGCAGGTCAAATTGACGCGCGGTTTAACCCGGAGCGTGTGGCCGCGCAACAGCTTGGAGCAACCTTCGGCGCAGCCCCCATCGGCGCATCGCTCGCCGGCGGCCCGGAGCGGGTCGGGGCGGGTGCAATCGGGACCACCTTCGGCGCGGCGCCTATCGGCGCGGAGCGCGTCGGTGCGGCGCTTGGCCGTGGCCCGGTCACGGTCGGCGCGGAGCGCCTCGGGACCACGTTTGCGCCCGAGCGCATCGCCGCGCGCGACATAGGCGCGTCGCTTGCGGGCGGCTTGCCGCAAGTCGCCGCTGGTCGCGTCGGCACGACCTTCTCACCGGAGCGCATCGCCGCGGAACGTGTCGGTGCGTCGCTTGGCGGCGGGCCGCGTATGGTCAGCGCCGGTCGCGTCGGGGCGCAGTTCGCGCCCGAGCGTGTGGCCGCGGGACAACTCGGGACCACCTTCGCCGCGCGCGAGATCGGCGGGCCGGGCGCAGCGCCCACGGCCGCCGCCGCCTCAGTTCTGGGGCGCGACATCGGCGCCTACATGAACCCCTACGAGCAGCAGGTCATCGAGGCCGGGCTCGGCGACATCAGCCGTGCCGAGGAGCAGGCGCGCGGCGGGCGCGCCGCCCGTGCCACCGCCGCCCGCGCCTTCGGCGGCTCGCGCGCGGCCATCGAAGAGGGCATCGCCGCCGGCGAGGCCGCCCGAGAGCGTAACCGCTTCGTGGCCGAGCAGCGCGCGCAGGGCTTCCGCGAGGCGGCGGCGATGCGCGAGGCCGACGTCGGCCGGCAGCAGCAGGCCGGGCTCGCCAACCAGGCGGCGGCGCAGCAGGTGATGGAGCTCGCCCAGCGCGGGCAGATCACGAACCAGCAGCGCGACCTCGAACTCTCGCGGCTCGGGCTCACGGCGGGACAAGCAAACATCGACGCGCAGATGCGCGCCGCGCTCGCCAACCAGCAGGCGCAGCAGGAGGCGCAGCGCCTCGGCCTCACGGCCGAGCAGGCGAACGTACAGGCGGCGCTTGAGGCCGATCGTGCCAACCAGGCCGCGGTCGAGAACTACCAGCGCATGGGCTTGTCGGCCGAGGAGGCCAACCAGAGGGCGATGGCCGACGCGGCCGCGCGCAACCAGCAGGCGGCGCTCGACGCTCAGCGGCTTGGGCTCACGGCCGAGACGACCAACGTGCAGACTGCCATCGAGGCGCAGCGCGCCAACCAAGCCGCGGCACAGCAGTACATGCAGATGGGGCTCTCCGCCGAGGAGGCGAACCAGCGCGCGCAGATGGACGCGGCGACGCGCAACCAAGCTGCCGCGCAGGAGGCGCAGCGTCTTGGGCTCACCGCCGGGCAGTTCAACGTCGAGCAGCAAATGCGCGCCGGGCTCGCCAATCAGCAGGCGGTGCAGGACTACATGCGGATGGGACTCTCGGCAGAGGAGGCGAACCAGCGCGCCATGCTCGACGCCTCCGGGCGCAACCAGCAGGCGACGCTTGAGGCGCAGCGCCTAGGCTCAACCGCGCAGCAGTTCAATGTTGAGCAGCAGATGCGTGCGGGCCTCTCCAACCAGCAGGCGGTGCAGCAGTACATGCAGATGGGCCTGTCTGCCGAGCAGGCGAACCAGGCCGCCGCGCTGGATGCACAGCGGATGGGGCTTACCGCCGGGCAGTCGAACCAGCAAGCGGCCATGCAGGCGGCACTTGCGAACCAGCAGGCTAGTATGCAGGGTCAGCAGATGGGTATGCAGGCGCAGCAGTTCAACATACAGCAGCAGATGGAGGCGCAGCGGCAGAACCTTGAGAACCAGCTGCGTGCGCAAGGGATGTCTGCTGAACAGGCGCGCTTCAACTCGCAGCAGCAGATGCAGTCGGCGCTTGCCAACCAGCAGACCGGAATGCAGGGTCAGCAGTTGAGCTTGCAGGCGCAGGGCATGAACCAAGATGCCGCCATGCGGGCCGCGCTTGCCAACCAGGCCGCCGGGATGCAGGGCGCGCAGTTCCAGCTCGGCGCCGGGCGGCAGTTGGCCGACCTCGGCCAGACGGCGCTGCAGAACAGGTACGGCGCCGGGCAGGCGCTCATGGGCCTCGGTGCGCAGCAGCAGAACCTCTTCCAAGAGATGCTCAACCGGCAGCAGGAGGAGTGGCAGCGGCGGCAGCAGTACCCGCTGCAGCAGCTCGCCATCCGGCAGGGCGCGGTTTCGGCGTCGCCGTACAACGTGACCCAGACCGGGACCGTGACGAGCCGCCCGTCCTACTGGAACATGGCCGGGCAGGTTGCCGGCGCGGTCGCCCCGTTCTTCGGCTCCGACGAGGACATGAAGCGCGACGTGCGCGGCATCAAGAACCCGCTCGACAAGGTGCGCCGCCTCAAGGGCATCGAGTTCGAGTGGGAGAACGGCTACGGCTCCGAGGAAGGCGAGGACGAGGGCGGCGAGACAGACGCCAGCGTCTCGGCGCAGGACGTCGAGAAGGTCATGCCAGAGGCCGTCAGCCGCCGCGGCGACGGTATGCGGCAGGTCAGCGCTCCGCAGCTCATCGGGCTGCTCACCGAGGCCGTGAAGGAGCTCGACAAGAAGGTCAGCGGCAAGCGCCGCGGGAAGGTGTGAGATGATGAACTTTCTCGGGAAACTCGTCACCGGCCTTTCCAGGTCGCAGGGCTACGGAGTGAGTGACGAGGACGAGGATCAGGAGCTCGGCGGCAAGAAGAAGAACAAGCCGCAGCCGGGGCTGATGAGCTTGATGGCGCCGGCAGAGGAGGAAATGGACCTCTCGAGCACCCTCTCGGCTCAGGTGGGCCAGCCCACCGGCGCAGATCCGCTCAGCATCTACCGCAAGCTGTACAGCAACTACGGCGGCCGCAAGACTCGCGGCCTCCTCTTCGACTGAGGACCACGAACATGGCAGAGAAGCCCAAGAAGCCCGGACTCTGGAGCCGCTACGTCGGCGGCCTGCTCGGGGAAGACTACGAGAACATGACCCCCGAGCAGCGCCGCACGGCGAGTATGTCCGTGCTCGGCGTGATCGCCCGCGGCATGGGCTCGCCCGAGGCGGGCAGCGAAGCCCTGCGGCTGACGCGCGAGAGCCGCGCCGCCGAACGTGAGGCCGCCGGCCTCGCCCGCCGCCAAGCCGCCGCCGAGGCGCTGATGCCGCAGGTGGTCGGGCGCCTCTTCGGCGGCTCCGCCGGGCGGCTTGAGAGCCTCCCTGGCGGCGAGGGTGGCGAGCTGTCTTCACGGTACCGCCAAGACCCGCGCGGCGCCTTGGCGGCGCTCTACGGCTCCCAGGCGGGGCGTGACCTCGGCCAGATGGCCCCGGACCTCGCCAAGCTCGCCACCGAGGGCACCCTCGGGCGCACGGTGGGCGGGTCGGTGTACAACCCGCTCACGGGTGGGTTCACGGCGCCGCCGCAGCAGGCTGGCACGACCACCCTCACGCCCGCCGAGGTGCGCCAGCTCGGCGCGCCTGCGGGGACCATCATCCAGCGCGACTCGAGCGGCAAGTTGAGCGTGCTGCCGGTGCCGCGCGCGGCCGTCGGCGGCGCTGCGCCGCGGGAGGCGATTGGCGGTGGAATGGTGCCGCGGCCGGGCGTGCCGGGGGCGGCGCCGGCGCTGGGCGCCGGGCGGCTCGGCAACCTGCTCACGGCCGACGAGCTGCGCGCAGCCGGACTGCCCGAGGGCACCGTGGCGCAGTTCGACCCCAAGTCGGGCAAGGTGAACGTCATCAGCTCCGTACCGGCGACCCAGCGCACCACCACCGAAAACAAGGAGCGATCCGTGCGCCGCATCGAGGCCGCGAGCGAGCTCTTGCAGAAGCAGCTCGACCGGGTGGCAACGGGCGGCCCGCTCGGCATCACCGGCGCGGTTGGGCGGATCTTCGACTCGCAGGATGCGCGCCAGTTCGAGACCTTCAAGGAACAGCTCTCAAGCGGCCTGCGCGCGGCGCTGCGCATCCCCGGCGAGGGCGCGCTGTCTGACCGCGAGCAGGCGCAGTACGGCCTCACCCTGCCGTCCCTTGGGATGAGCAAGGAGCGGAACATCGAGATCATGCGCGCTCTCGAGGATCAGGTGCGGCTCGCCGCCGACCTGCCCACCTTGAGCGACGAGAAGCCCGAAGGCATCTCGGCCTCCGACTGGCTGATGATGCTTCCATCTGAGCGCGCCGCATTCAAGCGCGCAGGAGCCAAGTGATGAACGAAGAGCAGCAGAGAATCCTGGAGCGGGCGCGAGCCCGCGCGCGCGGCGAACAAGCCGCCCCCGAGATGGGAGGCCTTGAAGCCTTTGGCCGCGGGGCGCTCCAGTCCGTCAAGGACATCGGCTACGGCTTGCAGCAGGTTGGCGCAGAGGCCGGCGGCGCGGTCGGGCTCGTGGAGCCAGAGACCATCCAGCGGCTGCGACAGGAAGAGGAGCGCCGCCGCGCCGAGAACGCGCCGTTCATGGAGACTGGCGCAGGCCGCGCCGGCTACATCGCCGGCTCCATCGGTTCGCTTCTGGTGCCAGGCGCGGCGCTCGCGCGTGTGCCCGGCATGGTCGGCACAGGCGCGCGCGCGCTTACCGCTCCGACGACATTCCGAGCCGCTGCCACAGGCGGCGGACTGCTCGGCGCTGCGCAGCCGCTCTCTGAGGAGGAAAGCCGCGCCACCACCGCCGCCATCGGCGCCCTGGGCGGCACCGTTGGACAGGCCGTCGGGCGCGGCGTCTCGCGCATCGCGCAGCCCGTGACCAGCGCCGCCACGCCGCAGGTGGAGCGTGCCGTGCAGCGGCTTGAGCAGGCGGGAATACCGGCGGACATCGCCGAGCGCACCGGCTCCGAGAACCTGCGCGCCGTTCGGCGCTTCTTGACCGACAATCCCATCTCGGCCAGCGTGATGAAGAAGGGCGCAGAGAAGACCCAGAGCGCCTTCAACACGGCCGCCTTGCGGCTCATCGGCGAGCAGGGCGACGCGGCGCTGCCCGAGGTGTTGGCGCGCGCCGACGATCGTATCGGCGCCGTCATGGACGGCATCGCCAAGAACAACCGCATCAAGGTCGATGACCGCATGGTCTCCGAGCTCGCCGCGCTCGAGGAGGCCGCGAGCATGACGCTTGAGCCCGCGCAGCTCGCCCCGCTGCGCAACCAGCTCAACAACATCTTGAGCAAAGTGGACGACCAGGACCGCATCTCGGGCGAGGCCTACCAGCGCATCCGCACCATCGCCGCCGACATGGGCCGCAACCCGGCGCTCGCCGGCGTGTCGCGGCAGCTCCGCGAGACCATCGACTCCGCCCTCGAGCGCAGCGCCGGCCCGGACGCCGCCGCCGCCATCAAGCAGGCACGCAAGCAGTACCGCAACCTCAAGCTCCTGGAGCCGGCGGTGGCGGCCAACGCGACCGGCAACATCTCGCCGGCAGCGCTCGCCTCCTCCACCGGCACCGCGCGGCAGCGCGGCGCGGCGCTCTACGGCCGCGGCGACGCAGACATGGCGCGCCTTGCGCGCGACATGCGGACGATGGCCGAGACCATGCCGCAGTCCGGTACCGCCCCGCGCGGGATGCTGCAGGCGTATGGGCAGGCCTTGGCGCCGGCGGCTGCCGGCGTCGGCTATGGAGTCGTCTCCGGCGAGACGCCGAGCGATCAGGCGCAGACGGCACTCGCCCTCGGCGCGCTTGGCCTCATGGCCCCCCGCGGCGCGGCGCGGCTCTACCAGAGCCCGGCTATCCAACAGTACCTCATGCGTGGTATACAAGCGCCGCTCGCCAGGCGTGCATTGTTGTCGCCCGGCACCCGAGGGATCGCAACCTATGCCCCAGCAGCAGGCCTCCTCTCGTCGCAAGACTGACCGCACCAGCCGCCACGAGCGGCTGCAGATCCCGCGTCGGTTCCAGTTGCACGGTCATCAGCTCACCGTGCGCATCATGCCGCGCACCCGGTGGCCACACTCGATGAACACCGTCGGGATGTATGACCCCGCGTGCCACCGCATCGACCTGCGCGGCGACCAGGGCGACACCGAGCTGCAGCAGACCTTCTGCCACGAGTGGGCGCACGCGCTGCTCGACGAGATGAACCATCCCCTGTCACACGACGAGGTGTTCGTGGATAACCTGGCGAGCCTGCTCCATCAGTCCCTGACGACCTTCGACTCTGGAGCCAAGCCGTGCCGCTGACCGCATCGGATCAGGAGTTCATCGCCGCCTGGCGGCGGCTCAAGAAGGCCACGCTAGTCTCCAAGGCGCTCAACATCGGACTGCGCAGCGTCTACAGCAGACGCCGGGCGATGGAGGCGAAGTACGGCATGGCGCTCGAGGCCATCAGCCCGATCCGCGGCACGAGCGCGCAGAGCCTCGCCGGCCACCGCGCCAACGCCCTCGCCGCCGAGCGCGCCGAGAAGTACGAGGGCGAGATGCACGACACGCTCGCCGACGGCGTGGTGCTGGTCGCGTCGGATTGCCACTACTGGCCGGGCGTGGTGACGGTCGCGCACGAGGCATTCTGCCGGCTCGCCAAGTCCCTCAAGCCCGCGATGGTCGTCCTCAACGGCGACATCCTCGACGGCGCTCGCATCTCGCGCCACCCGCGGATCATGTGGGAGCAGCAGCCGCAGCTGAAGGACGAGATCCACGCCGTGCAGGACCGGTGCGCCGAGATTGAGCGCGCCGCCGGCAAGGCCAAGCTCGTGCGCACGATCGGCAACCACGACGCGCGGTTCGAGAACTACCTCTCCGGCCGTGCCTCCGAGGTCGAGGGGATGCCTGGCTCGACGCTCTTGGACTTCCTGCCCAAGTGGCGCGCCGGCTGGGCGCTGCACCTCAACGCCAAGACCGACGGCTGGGTCTGCATCCGGCACCGCCCGGTCGGCGGCGGCCTGCACGCGGCCATAAACTCGACCCTCAAGGCCGGCGTGAGCTACGTCCACGGCCACCTGCACCAGCTAAAGGTCACGCCCTGGGCGGACTACCGCGGCCGTAGATACGGCGTAGACACCGGCACGATGGCCGACGTCGGCGGCCCGCAGTTCACCTACGTCGAGGCGGGCCCGCTCAACTGGGCGTCGGGCTTCGCGGTGCTCACGTTCCGCGAGGGTCGGCTCCTGCCGCCCGAGATCGTGGTGGTCGATGGAGGGGAGGCGTGGTTCCGGGGAGAGGCGGTCTAGCGCTTTCTCGGGTCCACGCCGGCCAGCATCGAGGCGTACCAGAGCATCTTCTTGGCGTCCTGCTCCACGGAATCCTTCAGCCCGAGCCGCCAGTTGTACTTGGCCACCTGGCCGCGCAGGTATCCGCGAAACTCCGCCGGCGAGAGCTGCGCCTCGATGGCGTCGATGCACTCGATCTCGCCGGCCTTGTAATGGTTCGGGTTGATGGGGTCGCTCATGTCATCACCTCCACAAGAAGCGCGCAGAACAGCAGGATGCCGATCGCCGCGATGATCGCGTCGCGCAGCAGCCGAAAGAAGGCGTCAAAGTCAGGCGGGCGTTCCATCACCATCCTCCACGGCATCCTCGACGCGCGCGATGAGCTCGTCAAGCTCCTCGTCGCCGATCTGCTCCTTACCGTTGACGGCGCACCAGGCGGGGTCGAGCCGCCGCAGGGCGTCGCGGACCTCGGTCAGCAGGGCGAGGCTCATTTGCTCCCCCTCGCACGGATGCCGTTCCACAAAGCGGCGCGAAGTGCGTCGATGCCTTCCTTGTCGCCCTGCTTGTAGTGATTAGGATTAATCGCGTCGATGCAATCCTTATCGCCCTGCTTG